GGTTTTGTCATTGGCCCTTGCACTCTTCGTTGCGAGCCTAATCAATTTACTACAGGACCCTGCCCATGAGCTGGTTAGAACAAGTTGCCCCTACGATTGCCACAGCCCTTGGTGGCCCACTGGCTGGTCTGGCCGTTGACGCCATTTCCAAAGCTGTTGGCATTGATCCCAAAGATGTTCAGGCCACGATTGACAACGGCAAGTTATCTGCTGAACAGATCATGTCCATCAAACAGGCTGAGATACAGATGGCTGCGCGGGCGCAAGAGATGGGTCTGGACTTTGCCAAGCTGGGCAACGACGACCGTAAATCTGCCCGTGATATGCAGGTAGCTACCAAAAGTTATCTTCCACCTACGCTAGCCATCGGTGTCACACTCGGGTTCTTCGGTATCCTGTTTGGCTTGATGTACGGCAAGATTGAACACGCCCCTCAGATCGACATCATGCTCGGCTCACTCGGCACTGCATGGACAGGCATCATCGCCTTCTACTTCGGTAGCAGCGCAGGTTCTCAGGCCAAGGATCAAATGCTTCACCAATCGACGCCAACAGTATGAAAGACAACTTCCAAAAATCCCTTGCCGCCGTCCTCGTCCACGAAGGAGGATACGTTTTTAACAAACTTGACCCGGGCGGAATGACAAACCTTGGGTGTACCAAGACAACTTGGGAAGAGTATTGCGGCCACCCCGTAGACGAAAAAACTATGCGCGGTCTAACTCCCACTGATGTTGCCCCGTTGTACAAAAACAAATACTGGGACAAGGTGAAAGGCGACGACCTGCCAGCAGGCGTTGACTACGTGGTGTTTGATGCTGCGATCAATTCTGGCCCGGGCCGTGCGGCCAAGTGGTTGCAAGCCTGCGTAGGTGTCGAACCCGATGGCGGTATTGGCCCCAAAACACTGGCTGCGGTCAACGCCATGAACCCCAAGCAACTGGTCGAAGATTACGGTAAACGCCGCCTGTCATTCTTGACTGACTTGCCTACGTGGGGTACATTTGGCAAAGGCTGGGCGCGACGGGTTTCAGAAGTCACCAGCGTTGCATCGACAATGACCACATGAGGTAGCCCGTGCCGTTACAAAAAATCCTGCTAAAGCCGGGTGTAAACCGGGAAAACACGCGCTATACCACTGAGGGCGGCTGGTATGAATGCGATAAAGTTCGTTTTCGCCAAGGCAATCCCGAAGTTATTGGGGGCTGGGTTCCATTTAGCGGGTATACGTTTCTAGGCATTTGCCGTTCGTTGTGGAACTGGATTACGCTGGCTGGTCAAAACCTGATTGGGGTCGGCACAAACCTTAAGTTCTATATCAACCAAGGCGGTGCTTACTACGACATCACGCCTATTCGTACAACACGCACACTGACCAACCCGTTTGTTGCGACTCTTGGTTCCTCTGTTATTACCGTTACTTCTGCGGCACATGGCGGGATTACGGGCGACTTTGTTACGTTCACTGGCGCTACGGGTCTGGGTGGTAACGTTACCAGTACTGTGCTTAATGCCGAGTACCAAATTACGGTAGTAGACACCAATAGCTACACCATCAAAGTCTCAGTTACAGCTACCGCTGCGGACGTTTCAGGCTCACCCGGTGGTGGCACAGTCACTGCCAAATATCAGATCAACATTGGCCCAGCCGTCGAAGTGCCTTTGGTGGGATGGGGTGGCGGCAAATGGGGTCAAGGCACTTGGGGTGTTGGCGGTACATCCATCAACTCTTTGCAGCTTTGGAACCAGTACAACTTTGGCCAAGACCTTGTGTTTGGGCCTCGCGGTGCGGGTATCTATTACTGGTCTGCCAATGCTGGCGTGACTACTCGCGGGGTTAACCTGACCACTACAGGCGATGCGGATACACCGCTCTTTCAGAACTACATCATTGTGTCTGACACCTCGCGGTTTGTGATTGTGTTTGGCACAAACGACTATGGGACGAGCACTCTTGACCCCATGCTGATCCGCTGGTCAGACCAAGAAAACCCCAACGTCTGGACGCCAGCAGCCACTAACCAAGCAGGCAGTATCCGTTTGTCTCACGGCTCACAGATCATTACGGCCATTCAGACCCGTCAGGAAATCGTGGTGCTGACCGACCAAGCCGTGTACTCGCTTCAATATCTTGGCCCACCTTATGTGTGGAGCAGCCAACTCTTGGGTGACAATATCTCCGTCATGGGGCCAAACGCCGTGTCGTTGGCTTCCGGTATTGTGTATTGGATGGGGACTGAGAAGTTTTACAAATACGATGGCCGTGTGCAAACGCTCAATTGTGATCTGCGCCGTTACGTGTTCAGTGATTTGAATTTGCTGCAAGCCCAGCAGGTGTTCTCAGGCACTGTTGAGAGTTTCAACGAAGTCTGGTGGTTCTATTGCTCGGCAAACTCTACGGTTGTGGATAAGTATGTCGTGTACAACTACCTTGAAAACACGTGGTACTACGGCACGATGGGCCGCACTGCATGGCTGGATACTGGCTTACTGCCTAACCCGATTGCTGCTACCTATTCGCAAAACATCGTCAACCAAGAATCTGGTTTGAATGATATGGAAGATGGAACCACTAAAGCCATTTCTGCGTTCATCTCATCGTCTGAATTTGATATTGGTGACGGTCACAACTTTGCGTTTGTGTGGCGCATGCTGCCTGACTTGACATTCTCTAACTCCACTGCCGCGCCTGATGGCACTTCGCCTACGGTCAAGATGGAACTGTATGGATTGGCCAACTCAGGCTCTGGGGTGACCAGCGATGCAAGTCAGCCAGTGGTCAAGGGCAATGCGTACTACATCACTGAAGAGTTTACGGGGCAGATTTACACACGGTTCCGTGGGCGGCAGATGATCTTCAAGATCAGTTCCAACCAGATCAATACATCTTGGCAGTTGGGTGCACCACGTATTGATATCCGTCAGGACGGTAGGCGTTAATGGCACTTCCACTTTTCCGCACTCAGCCGTTAATTGTTCCAGAGCCGCCCAACTTGCCTCTGGGCACGGAGCAGTACGAGCGCAGGTATCAAGATCAGTTTGCCAACGTCTTGCGTTTGTATTTCAACCAACTGAAAAACTTCAGCCAGCTTTTTACAACCAATACGGGCGGTGGCCTGCTGAAATTCCCCAATGCGGCTTTTCAAGACAACACAACTCAAAGCGCTTCGGTAACGTATCCAACCCCGATTGGTTACACACAAATTGATACCGCAAATGCATTTGCTTTGAGTGACCAGACAGCCAGCTTTACGGGTTCACGGTCTGGCAGTACTCTGACGGTATCAGCCCTTGCCTCGGGGTATATTTACAACGGTATGCACATTACTGGCACGGGCTGGGCAAGTGCGGTTTTTACTGCGTCTATTGGTACGGTATCTGGTACTGACAATGTGATGACCGTAACGGCGGTTGTTTCGGGAACTTTGGCTGTTGGCCAGTACCTTGTAGATGGCGTAGGGCTTGTTACGGGTGCTCGGATTGCTCAGCTTCTTACTGGGACAGGCAGCACGGGAACTTATCTGATAAATGTCCCAGACAACAGTGCGGTCACATTGGCGTCTACAACGATCACGGGTTACGGCACGCACATCACCAACCAGCTTACAGGCACGGCTGGTGGGGTAGGGACTTACTCGGTCAGCACATCGGGCACGATTGCCAGTGCAGCGTTACAAGGCCGCGTGACTTCAAAGATCGTGGCAAGCGTTGCTGGTACATACAACCTTCAGTGGTCTGGTCAGTTTTCCAATTTGAGCAATGCTTCAGAAACAGCTTACGTATGGCTTAGAGTAAATGGGACAGATGTTTTTGGCTCTACTGGGGTGTGCGGTTTGCTTCAGCGTAAAAGCGCAGGGGTTGCCAACCAGATGATTATTGGCTGGAACTTTTACATAAACCTCAATGCAGGGGATTATGTGGAATTGTTTTGGCTAACATCCAACGCCGCAGATGTAACAATAGTCACGTACCCAAAAAGCACAAGTCCAGCCTACCCCGGCACGGCCTCAGTTGTGACCACAATTGGATTTGTGTCGGCGCTGTACTAATGTCAAAAGACGCAATAAAATGACCATAATCTTTCAAGGAGCCTGTTATGGCAGACGCTGGAATCGGTGAAGCAATGCTGCTTAGCGCAGCGATGGGTGGTGGCTCTGCTGCTATTACGGGTGGTGACCCCCTCAAAGGCGCGTTGCTTGGTGGCATAACAGGCGGTATTGGTGCTGGCCTTGGCGGCATGATGTCTGGTGCTATGCCGGGCGCTGTCTCCGGTGCTACACCGGGTGTTGTTTCTGGTGTAGGTGATGCTGCCGCACAAGCTGCTGCTCAAACCGCCGCACAAGTAGGCCCGGGGATAAGTACGCTTCCAGCAACTGGCTTTGGCGATCTTTATGCTTCCGCTGCCCCCACAACTGGGCAAGCCATGTCGGCTATTGATGCAAACGGGTTTAACCCAGCAAATCTACCAGCACCACAAACTTCTAGTTTCCAGCAAGCCATGAATGACCCGCTTGGGTACATGAGCGGCCACAAGATGATGATGGGAAGTGCTGCACTGGCTGGCGCTACAGGTGCGCGTTACATGCCGCATTTCCCCGGTGAAGACCCAAACAATCCGCTAAAGAAGTTCCATTACGACCCTAACACTTTCATGCCTTCGCGGCCTTATGCGGGTGGCGGCATTACTTCTTTGGGCGGCAACAACATGGTGGTAGGTAATGACAATCCCGCCGCTCAAGGCGAGAGCAATCCATCTTCATGGCAAGCTAATTCATTCCCTGTGAGCTATATGGCAAGCGGCGGCATTTCTGATCTGGGCAGCTACTCTGATGGTGGTCGTATGCTTGAAGGTCCGGGCGATGGTATGTCTGACAGCATCCCTGCCAACATTGGCGGCAAACGCCCTGCCCGTTTAGCGCAAGGTGAATTTGTTGTTCCGGCCGATGTGGTCTCCCACCTTGGTAATGGATCCACAGACGCAGGTGCAAAACAGTTGTATCACATGATGGACAAAGTTCGTCAGGCCCGTACTGGCCGCAGGTCTCAAGGCCGAGAAATCAACCCCGGCAAGTACATGCCCGCTTAAGGAAAAAACATGGCGACTACAAATTCTGGGCCTTTGGGTTATAACGTAGATGGAAGACTTGTTCCTTTGGACCAAGTTCAAAATTCCTTGGGGTATAGTCATTTATATCCATCATTTAATGCCTCTATGGAAACGCCGCCTAGTGGGTATAGGCCAAGTTTTTTTGATTACAACAAGCCAATCCTTGATGAAAAAGGGAATGCTACGTATGATAAAAATGGAAACCAGCAATTTGAATCTGCTCCTCAATACTACCAGCCCATCCAGCAGCAGTCGTACCAGAACTACAACGTAGACACCCCCTACGGTGCCAGCCAATATGGCAAGGGCGTTCAGTATTTGCAGAATCCGTTCTCTTATGCTCCACCCGGTGTTAGCTATGGCAGTCAAGGCGGTATGGGCGGCATGTACAATCCCTTCACATACAGGGGCGGCAACATCAGCGCCAGCAGTGGCATGGGCTATGGCGGCTACGGCAGTTATGGCACTCAAACTCCCGGTGCTCAGACTGGCGGCTATCCGCCACAACAAACTGGTGGGACTACACCCATATTTGGACCCGGCGGTATGTTTCCTGCGCTAACAGGTACGCAGACAGGAACACAAACAGGCACGCCTACTGGGATTGATGCGCTAATTGCAGCGATGCAAGCGTATATAAACGGAAGCCCAACAGCAACTCGAATATCCCCGCCAACTCAGACTTCGACTTC